ACCTCAACACATGCATTCTGTCCAACCAATCCACAGTTAGTTCCAACCTGTGCAAATGCAAAAGTAAATGGTTGTCCAACAAAACGCATAGTAAACAAGGCTGTGTCTGTCCAAACATAAATTGCATCTCTACCTCTGATTGCTCCTCTAACCTGCGATCCGTCAGCAAGTCTTTGTGTACCAGCGGTATTGGTTGCTGTAGGTGTGTAGGTGTTTATATCTTCTTGATCAGAAAATCTTATAAACATATCATCTTGTGTTGATGTATCTCCAATAGTTGTTTCTGTTCCAAAAAACACTAAGTGACGATCCGGTGTAGATACTATCATGTGTCTTGATGCTGTTGGTGCACCTGATATAATTGTTGCTCTAATATTTTCTGCGCCCGCTGCTGCAGAGTTCCATTCGAATACTGCACTATCATGTATAAGACAGATCGCCTTATCACCAAAATTATCTAATGACCACATACCAGGTTCTAGTACCAAATCACCTGATGCAGCTTCTCCCCATGCTACAAAGTTTGTTGTGCTAGTAACTGTGTCTCCTGCACCGTGTGATGCAGCTGTTGTATTTCTAACCTCTCTTGTGACTCCTGTTAATTCGTTAGATGAGCTTATACCTGTATATGATATCTCCTCTGTTCCTATCTTTATAAAATTTGTACCTGTGTCTGGAAACTGTGATACGTCTGCTAATACAATACCAGTGGTCACCGAGGCGTTTATAGCAGAGGATAGAGTTGTAGTGGGTTCTCCTGCAACCTCACCACCCCAAGATCCTAACGACCAACCAAAACCTTTTGCCTGCACCGCAGGTCCTACAGGATAATAATGTTGCACCCTGATACCGCCTGATGTTGTTGCACCAGATCCTGATTCTGCTGACGGCATTGTGATAGTAATTGTCGTACTTGTTGGCACAGTTGTGACCATAAATTTTTTATCATTAAAATCTGCAGCTGCAAAATTAGAATTAGTAATTGATGAAAAATTATCTAATAATACTATGTCTTGTTCTCCTATACCATGCTCTCCGCTAAAAGTTATCGTAACAGATGTTGATCCATTGGTTGTAGTAAATGCACTAGTAAGAGTTGTCGTTGTTTTGATGGGATGTATGTCGTAATATACACCACCAGAAAACGCATAAAGAATTCTGTTTGTGCCAATAATTGCATACTTTCTAGCTTTACTGTTTACAAAATGATGAAGACCTCTTCCAGCACCCGTTAGTTTATCATCGCCAAGTTGTTTCCAGCCCCCTATTTTTTCAGGGCTTCCGTATCTAAATCTAACATTATCACAATCTACCCATTGACCTTCAGCTGTAGTTTCGGATATCTGTTTATTGATTCCAGGTGCAAAACCTATTTTTTGTAGCATATGACTCCATTATAATACTATTTTACAAATGATGGTAGACCTAGCTTTGGTCTTCCGTCAAACATGTTTTTATTAGCAAATGGGCCATTTACATGATTATAATGTAGAAATACCTGACCGCAAATGTCGCCCTCAAACGGCTCTCGCCAATGTTCAAGTTCACAG